CTGCACAAGTTTTATACTTTGTAAATAATAATCGCTATCTAAAAAGAAGTATTCATCATTAATAATAAAATGATATACTAATGGATTATTGAGTTTCCATTTAAACCACGCAGCCTGCTGTCTTTGCTCAGATACTTGGAAATATTTATAACCAAAGACATCATCCGAGCCAGTCTTGCCTAACAATATTATAGAGTTTTCTCTAGAGTTTGTCAATAAGTCTATGTCTTTTGGTAGCAGTGTAGGTACAACTTTACTTACTTCTACTATGTTTGGTTCTCCTTCACGTTGTACGTTTGCCATTTCATTGAATCGGCTAAACTTACCAGAGTTATCAACGTACGCAAGTGTTGTTCCTAGAGATATTGGAGGTATATCTTCGTTGTAATTGAATGTAGATATACTACGTAACTTAGCAGTATCAGGGTTGAAAACTGTATCATCTGATGCAAGTAGGAATTGTTGGTTTGTGCTAAATACTACCAAACCAGTGTTCATTTCTATACCATCAAACAATTCAGATGGGAACATAGATGCAGCTGATATATCTACAGGGTCGCTGGCAGATACAGTCAGAGCTGTTTCATTAAAGAAGTCAGGAGTTCCTAACGTTCCCGGTCGTGACGTTATAACATTCTCACCTGATAGTAATGCCAATCGGTTACGGAAGAATAATACTTTGTTAATACGTGCACCTACGAAAGAAGGCATTGGGTTAGTTGTATCATCACCAACTCTTCTATCTTGATATGTAAACTGTTTGACAGTAAATGTAGTTGTAGCTGTACGCTGTATAACTAACGGCATGTTTGTAAGTGTCTTAGCTATACCACCTTTTGCACACTCAGACCAAGAACCAGATCCATCTCTGTTATTTGCACCATCAAATCTAAGATAGTAGTCATCTTCATCTGACATTCTAGAGTTAGAAATCTTTACTATATATCCATGTTTGCATTGGTTAGGTAGATTTTGCACATCATTCACAGAAGTTTGAAAGCATCGCATCAAATCTTCTTCAACAATCTCTACACTAAATGGATTAGAACTGGATAGATATATACCTGTACCTATATGTTTACCTGAGACACCAGATGGTAACTCGGCTATAATACCACCAATAATAGTATCAGCAGTAACAGCTGTATCAGCATCAAAAGGTGTAGGCTCTGGTCGTATAAGTCCATCACCGTTAGAAGAAATAGTAGCATTGACTTGGGTAGATTCGTGATCTTCTACACGTATAGTATAAGTATAGTTAACAGAAGCTGAGTCTAAAGTTACGGTAACTGTATCACCAGTAACCCAACCTTCTCCGCCATGTAGAAGTACAGCCTCTCTGTTGTAACTGCATCTGTAGTTATTACCACCGGGGCCGTTTTGACTTGCACTGTAGTTAGGGCTAACACCTTGTTGACCTAAAACATTTAATCTAAATATTAAGTTTGTTTTACTACCTTGATCTATACTAAATACCTGTGTGCCTATACCGGGGCAGTGACCTGTACCGTCAGACTCATCCAGTGTATCACTCTGTATCTTAATACGTGTAGCTCTTGTAACGGTTGTAACTGTAGCACCATTGTTTATATTGACACCATACTGTCTACCGTTCTCTGTACGTAATAGTTCTATGAACCCGTAGTGAGCATCTGGTGCAGAATCTGTAGTTCCCGTTGTCCCAACGAGAGTGTTAGCATTAGTAGTATCACGGCTATTGACAAAAGTTGTATCATTGATAGTTAGAAACTGTAAATTTTCTGGTGTGCTTGTAGCTAAATAGTTTTGTATAGCTGTCTGACCACCTGTGCCATAAGCTGTAGTCATCTGTTGCCCATCACTGCAACGCCATACTCTGACTTGGCCATCAGCAGCTACTTGTCCTATATAAGACCCCTCTGTTTCATCACGAAAGTAATGGAACCACGAACCTCCACTCTGTACATTAGCTAGCTTGTCAGTTCCAATTCTCTTTGCACCCGGTCTTTTGAATAGACCTTTTGTTAGGTCTGGTATTGCATTTGTTACCTCTGTTACCTGACCGGGAAACTTTAGCTGGTCAGGCTGTTCTGACATTCCTAGTGAGTATTGAGGGATAGTTTGTGTGATACTTGCCATTATCTTCTAAGGTTTCTCCATGGTTGATAGGTTTGATATGCACTATCATCTTCAAATCCAAACATACTGTGATCGCCCTGATTGCACTCATACTCCATGAGAGCAGCTCTAGCAAGTGCTTCTTGTTGAGCTAGTAGTTTCACTAACTGAGGGTTAGCAACTAGCTTTGTGGCAGCAACTCTAGATGCTCTGTATGTTATGTATCTTCTAAAGATGACAGGTAAGTCTTCAAATAAATATAGTCTAACAACATCTAATGTTAGATCATCTGTAAATACATCTGTATGGTCTTGTTTGTCATACAAGAATCCATTACGACGTACGAGGTTATGTGTACGACGAGCTTGGTTATCATGTAAATCCATAGACAATATATCATTACCAATAGCTATTTTGCCATTAGCATTTATTGCAAACTTTACATGTTTTTCTGTGTTAAAATGCCACCCCTCTGCTTGCGTGTCTACGTTAGCATCACGGAGTAGGTTGTAAATCATTGCTACTTCTGGATTATCAAAGTTAAGAGTAGTCAATGGTGATTGTCCGATAGCCCCCAGTATACTGTTTACTGCGGATAGTTCGGTATCGAGATCAATAGTTGTGGAAGCCATATAAAAAAGGGGAGCCGAAGCTCCCGTATAAAGTATAAATTAACCAAACGCTGTTGGCTTTGTTGCTGTGCCTGCGAATAATTCAACAGCAGCAGCTGGGTTTAAGAAGTCTGCTCCCATAGCAAGTCTTCCGAGAATTACATCACCTTGGTAAACCACTGAGATGTCTCCACTTGTTACTTGAACTTGAGGGCCGATAGCTTCTACAACAGCAGCAGCTTCCTTCTGGAAGATAAGTCCACAAGAGTTGTTGAACTTAGCCTGCTGACCGTAATCGTTTACGGTTGTGTTGTGGTCGTCACCCATAGCTTCTTCTACGAAGGAGCCTGTGTTTCCGGGGTCTGTTACACCGGGGTTTGTAGCAGATCCAGTACCAAACTTAGTACCGAAGTTGCCAAAGAAAGGAATGTTCATTGACTTGTAGATGGTGATACCAGCTATTTCAATGATGCCTTGTCCAGACTGTAAAGCATCTCCTCTCTCGTTACGATTGATAAGTCCGTTTGACTCAACGCCCTGTATCAATTCGTAGTATTGTCTTGGGTTCAAGACAGCTACTCTTCCGTCACCAGAAACGCCCTTCTCATCTAGCGCAGCAGCTGCGTCGTAGAAAGCGTTGATTAGGTTGGAAGCGTTGTAAGCGTCAGATGCGTTTGTAGATGTACCTACACGGATCTGTGTTCCACCGGGCTCAACAAAGTTAGACTTTGTGATTGGGTGTGCTTTACGAGCTGATTTTGTGATCGCTCTGAAGATCTTTCTGTCATACTTTTCTGCAAGAGCATAACCGATCTTTCTTGAAATTTCACCTCTCAAATCGTAGTGAGCAAGTGTTTCATCAAGTTCATAGACAAATGCACTGGAGATTAATAGGTCGTCAACAGTCACTGTCTTTTCAGCTACTGGAGGTGCTCCATCGGAGTTACCTAGTATGCTGTTTCCGGGAGTATGATACTCGGCGGATGTTCTACCTGTGTAGATGAACTGAAGTGACTTACCAGAAGTAAGTGTTCTTTTCATTACAAGGTCACGGGCTATAGTGTTTCTCTGGAAGCCTTTGAACATCTCACCTGAGAACAACTTTAAATAAAGGGCTCTCCTATTTGCGGTAGTAGTAGAGACACCTTGGCTCGCACCCGGAGCGGTTAAAGGAGCTAATTGGCTAGCACCTGATTGTTGTTGTGCCATTTCTAAGAATGATTATTGTTTTACGTTTCTCAGATCTGAAATTTTTTTGGCCATTTTTGTGGTCTATCCCACCGTCTAGACGGCTCAAGGTATCCAGCGTACTGGGCTCTCGCCAATAGAGATGGGAGGACTTGAACCTCCCTGTACGGCCTTAACCGATTACTCTTGTGTACTTGATGCCACGATATA